TCCCGATTCTATTTCTGCGGCCAGACTTACCAGAGGAATCCCTGCGCGCGAAAACCCCGGACGCCCCGGCGTCGAAAACTCTACCTCCAGGCTTATTTCCGTCTGTCCCTCTGCATTCGTGGTCGCCTTTTCACGAATCTCGAAATCGGTCCGCCCTGCTTCGTCCACCACCCTGCCCGCCAGCGGCCGCGGCAGGCCGATGCCCACCGCTGAGCTGCGCCTGCATCCCATCGCCCCGACCTCACCCAGGTTGCCGTCGCTGTACCATTCATCCCGGTGTATCTGAGCGGTAATCTGCGCGCGCCCGTAGTTCATTCCCGGCGCCACCTTCAGCACCCGAAATGGTTGCCGGTGAAAACCCTCCTTCAAGTAGCTTACGGTAATCAGGTCACCCGGCTTGAGCCCGAAACCCTTCACGCTCGTCTCGAACTCCACGTAGGTGTTGCCCTGGACGCTCTTGTCCAGGTGCAACTTTACGATCCTCGCAGCTTGGTCGTAATTCGCCAGCCCCAGTGCGGGCACGGTCGCGCTGATTTCCTGCCCCATTCTCAACACGTCTTCTACGTCCACCAGCGACAGGCTATCCTGCTGGTAATCGTTGAAGGCGTCTTGAAACTCCACGCTATAGCGGTTAGGACTCTCCGCCGCGCTCCTCGACCACACGCGGATCGTAGGCTCGCCGCTCTGTTTGCGCAAGATCCCGCCGTAGCCGTCCGTTCCGTCCCCAAACTCATACGCGGGCCAGCCGCCGTTCAGCGGTTCGCGGCTGTTGCTGCCCTCCGGCTTCACCGGCTGCTGCAACGCAAGGCTGTTTTCGCAGCGTAGCTCCAGTCGCCCCGCTGTATTATAGGTAAGGTAGAGCCGAGCCGCTGTGCGAATCCCTCTAATCACCTCGGCCGCGCTCCGCCTTCTTCTCAGCGCCACATTGCATTGGAATCGGGGAATACTGACCGCGTTCCCGTGTAGGTCCCGCGCTTCGATCGGCTCCTCACAGTATCGGGCTGCTTCCGCAAAGCTGCATATGTCAATTTGATCCAGCCCCCAACCGCAGCGCCGTAGTATGTCCAGAATCACCCACGCCGGGTTGTTTGTGAACTGCTCTCCAAGGTATGTCCCATCTGCTGCGTATTGCGGCAGGCGCAGGCCCTGAACCAGCGCCTGGATTTTCGGCAGCGATCGCCCGTTGCTTATCCGGTTTGGAACGACCACGGACAGGACCGCCATGCTCCCGTAGCAGTCGCCCAGCGGGTTACCTGCGGCGTCTGTGAAATCTAAGTTGAACCCGCCGGTCCGGTTGCCGAGGCTTACTACGTTGTACCAACCCGTCCCCGTCATGTCCCGCCCGGCGTCACCCACGGGCAGTTCAATATCGTTAATAACCACCCGCAGCACCCCTTGGATCTCCCCCATCCCCACTAGTACTTCCATCCGGGTCAGGTTCCCGTCATTCTTCGCAAAGACAATCAACGGAGAGCACCAGACCGTTCCGTAGATCAGGGGCACGAAGTCGTTGTACTTAGCTTCGTTGTCTAAGGCTTCCGAGGCGTGGTATCCCTTTTCGCCGTAACTTCTCACAAGGGTGGTGGGAGGCAGGAATTCTATGCCCCCGAAGCGCCGCGTCGGATTCCCCTCCCGGTCCACGCGAAACATTCCCCGCTCTTCGCATTGTGCGCGGGTGTGATCGCATTTGGTATACGGCTCCTCCCCGTCCAGGTTGCCCACGCCGCCTGGCAGCCCCGCCGAGTAGCCGCAACGGAAGAATGGCGAATACGCTCCCCTGTCTCCCCCGCTGATCGCTTCCTGCCTCTGTGCGGCCGTAGCCGGAAACTTCCACGGGCAGCGTTTCTGCACTCGCACGTCGGGCAGCCACACCCGTTGCAGGCTAAGGCTCGCCGTGGCTGTCAGCCTGAAGCCGGTTTCCGTAATCTCTTCCGGCGCGTTGACTCGCCCGCGGAACACAACTTTGCTTTCTGACGCCGGTTGACCCGTCTTGAGGTTGAAGAACAAGAACCGGACCGTCAATAGGCCGCCCTTGAATCCCACTGTCCGCTCGATCTGCGAAAACCGTGAGTCGGCGTTCGCCAGCACGACTGTGACCTTCGCTGCCGCGTCAATACCCTCCTCCGGCGCGGATCGGATCTCAAATACGCTGTGCCGCAGCACCCGCGCTTCGTACACGTTTCCCGCCCACTCCACACGGTGCGTGCTCCAGCGTTCTGTCTGCCGGCCTCCGAGCTCACACTCAAACAGCAACAGCGGCGTCTCAGTGATTCCGAGTTCCTTTAGCTCTGCAATTGTCCCCATCCCCTGCCCCGTGTCGCTTACAGTCGCGCCACGACCCTAACCCCGCACGAGTAGACGCCTGCCCCTTCCGCCCTCACTGCCAAAACGTCCTGACCGAACCGGGCCTCAGGGTAAATCCCGCCTCGCATCCCTGTCCTCTTATATTTCGAGGCGCCCGCCTGCGCCTCCACTTGCATCCCGAACAGCTCTACCGAAACTCCCGGACCCAACTCTACTCCGAATCGCACCAACTCGTCTTCGCATTCCAGCCTCACCGGCCACGCTACCCGCCGCCATGTTCGTTCGACCTTCACCGTAAGCGCCTGTGCTCCTCCTCCTGCCCGTCCGAATAGCGTCGCCTCCGTGGGCTCCCCGCTACGCATCCACAGGCTCAGGCAATACTGAAACCAGCCGGGCACCCCCAGCGCTTGTTCCAACCGCTCCGGAACCGCGCTGTTGTTCCAAACCCCCACCGCTCGCCGCGTCCCGAACGGATCTCCAACTTCCGGGTTGAGCTGGATATGCGGTCCCCGCGTCCAAGCCTCCCGCCACAACTCCTCGCTCCAACTGAGTAAGTTTCCCATCGGATCTAGAAAAGTGAAGCTCCCCAGGCGTCCCTCCACCTCTTCGAAAAACCTCTCCAGCGCCGTGCGCTCCTGTTCGGCTAGCCCCCCGAGCGTCATAACCCACTCCACTTCCTGCCAGCCGGCGTCAACCGTCTTACACTCCCGACCCTCGGCACTCTCCGTTCGGATCGTCCGCTTCTTCACCGTGCGCGAGACCGGGAACTGACCCGCCGCGCCACTCCCGAGCTGAGGGAAGTATGCCATTTAGCTGTTGGTCTCCCGGATCACTATTGTCCCTTCGCTTCTGAACTCACCGTCTAGTTTCCACTCCATCTCGTCTTCTGCGAAGCTACATTCGCGTTTCTTCATTCCCTCCCATGGGTCCTCGAATTCAAAGCTCCCAAACCGGCCGTTACTAACTTCGAATAGCTCCTGCATGCGCCCCGCTTCGTCTTCGTCCACCAACCTGAAACTCAACTCCCACCGCCTCAACGGAGAGCCGCTCTCTCGGTATCTCTGCTCCGTTCCATCCAGGAACTTCAACACCGTGGTTCGGTATTCAATGCACTTGGTCGCCGGATACTGCGCAGGTGCCCCCGTCCTCAGCTTCGGAAACTCACTCATAGCTCACTCACCACGTCATTCAAAGCGTGCGAGTTAAGCATCGCTTCTCGCACCGCACGGGCAATCTCGTCACTGTGCTCAAGGAAAGACCGGCTGTCGAGCGCCTGTACCTGAAAGGTGATGTTCAGCGGCCTGCCCTGAAATTCCCCTCCCCACTCCCCTTTCTGGCGCAGCCCGTCTGACTGTGGCCACTCCTGGCCCGGTGTCTTGCCGGTCCGGCTTACCGCTCCTTCAAAATGGATGGACGCCGGCCAAACATAGGGCGTGGCCTCCTGAACCGCTACCTTGTTGCTACCTCCTGTGAACAGGCCTACCAAGCCGCTTATTAGCGGAGACAGCCCAAACCCACTTGTAAACACCTTGGCCACTGTCCGCCCCGCACTCGACAGCACGCTCTGTCCGCCCGTCGCTTGGGCGACGGTGTTCTGAATCACCGCCGCAGTGTTTTCCGTCGTGGCCTCGACCTGGGCTTCCCCCGTTCCCCGCACTTGCTCCAGCGTCATCACCAGTTGCCGCAACGACTCTTGTAGTCCGTCGCTCCAGGCCGGCGTGAGTTCCCGCCCGAGATCTTCCAGGGTCTCCCGCACACCAGCGCTCGCTTCTTGCCCCAGCCGAAACTCTATCAGGACCTGCTCCGTATTATTCTTCGGCATTTGCCTTCGCCAGCTCCCTGTCAAGAATCAGAAACGCCTGTGCCTCCCGTGCCCCCATCTCCTCCAGTCTTCTCCCGCCAAATTTCTTCCAGGCGCAGAATGCCTCCACCAATGCCGTGCTCTCCCCGCTAATCAGCGATTTAGGACACGCGGTCGTCGCCACCCCGTGCCGCGCCCACACCACCCTTGGCGGCGTAGCTCGCACTTCAGGCACCCACCCGCACCGTCGCTTTAGCTCCAGGCCTTTCTTCCTGCACTCCTCGCACTTCCACCCGGCCTGGTTTGAAAAATAAAAGTGAAAGGCGACTATCAGTTTTTTTCTTCCGTCTCGCTGAGTCCCAGCTCCGCCTTGATTGCCCTAAGTGCCTCCCCGCACAATGCCTCCGGCCCGGCATTCGCCAGAGACTCCGGCGTGGCCGGCGCCCCGTCCACCTCCAACCCCTCGATCCCCTCTAAGCCCCATAGCAGATACATTTTGTCCAGTTCGCAGGCCAGCAGAACTGCCTCCAGCTTCTCGCGGGGATCTTGGCTGGCGTCCAGAAACTCTACCTTCGCCGCCTTCTCTCTTATCTGCTTCAGTAACTCAATCCGCCGGCCGAACGATATCCTACGTATGCGGAACTTCACCCCAGGCTGGGTCTCAGACTCCACGATCTTGTAACTCTGGTAGTCCACTCGCACCTCCTTGTGCCCCTCAGCCAAATGCCACGTAAATCTCGTCGTCTAATGTCCCTTGAGCCCGGCACCCTGCAAACCGCCATTTAAGCCGCGCGTCCCCATCGTCAAATTCCGGCGTCTCAGGCACCACTGCCTTCAAGTACACGCCGAAAAGCTGCCCCGGGGCCTCACCTAACTGAAACATCACGCTTATCGGCGATCTCTGCCGCGCCGCCTGGTACAACGCCTTGGTCGCCTCATCGTCCAGCTCGTAAATCTCCAGCTTCGCGGTTACAGTTCGCACGCCGGCCCAGATCCCTCGCGGCTCCCCGCACCCGAACTCCTTGTCTCGAGCCTCGATGCCGTTTTCGAGCAACACCTCCGCCTCCGTCAGCGTGCAGAACCGCTCCGGAATGCTGCCCAGCCAGACCTGTCCTATGTGTCCTGGTATCACGCTGTAGTCAAATTCCTCCAGCGCCGGTTCCTCCGGAAAGCTCGTCAGCTCACCCTGCCCCGCGGCAAAGCTCGCGTTGTCAATTAGGTCCCGCGCTATTCCGCTGAATTCGAACTCGTGATAATCAGCATTTACTCGGATCAACAGCCGATCGACCGCGGCCCCGCACAGAATCCGTTGCACCGCGCCGCCGGGAGTCCAGTAATCGAAGATGCTCACGCTCGGCAGTTCCAACCCCGGACAGTAGGTCAACGTCGAACCTATCGCCGTTCCCGCACCGGGTACTGCGCTGAAAGGGGCATTCACCGTTACCGTGGTGGCGTCCACCACCGAGGCCACGAACCTCAGCTCGTCTCCGCAAGTGACCGCCTGCCCGGCCGTCAGACCGTGGGGAGATGTGAATCGCAGCGTCATCCCCGTGCATCCGTCCGCCGCCGTACCCCCTCCGTAACGCAGCGCTTCGCCCCCAAGCGCCGCCTCGAACAGCGGGCCGTAGCAAGGCTCCTGGCTCACCTCCGCCCATCCCGTCATGTACGTCCTCAGCGAAAACTGCGTCCGCTTCCTCAAACCCACCGGCAACCCTTGGAACGTGCGGCTGCCCGTCTTGTCCCTCCTTTCACGCTTCTCGAATTCCTGTCGCGCCGTCATTTTCACCGCCGGGATTCGGTTCCGCCCCGTTATTGCGGGCACTTCCCCGTACACAGCTTCCCTTGCCACATACCAGCGGTTCGCATTCGATGAAACGTATGACGCCATCTTTGTCCTCCTTATCCCAGCCTCCCTCAGCCGGCGCTGGCATCCAGTTCAAACCGAATCTTGGCCGTCTGCAAGAAGTTCCGTCCCCCGTGCCGCACCCCGCCGAACTCCACCTTGTAGCCGCCCGTGTAATACATCCCCGGCGCCCACTCCCCCCGATTGCGGTCCAGAACCTCTGTCACCGCCTCCACATAGTGCTCTAGCGCCCGACTCACTCCTTCCAGCCGGTCGTGGGTAACCCTCACCTCCGCAGCCATGTACACCTTCCCGGAGAATGTCCGGAATTTCTCCTTGAGCAGATTGGCCAGGCCCTCGCAGTACACATACACAACCGGATATCTCACTCCCGCGCTGCGCTCCGCCAGTTCAGGACCGGCGTTCAAGGCGACCACCTGCTCCGCTCCTATCGCCGCCAGTGCCACGTTCTCCCGCTCTGCTATGGCCGCCACCATCGCACCCACGCCCGTGCTCGCCGACAGTATCTCCATGGTCCTCTGAATCGCTTTGCTTCCCACCGCCGCCACTTCGCCGCCTCCTGCCGTCGCCCTCACCCTCGTAACAGCAGACCCGGGCCCTCTTGGCTGTCCAGACGGCTGCGCAGCCCGCCCCTCTGAACGTAGTAATCAGGCGGCTGGCCGTCCGTAGGCCCCCTGCCGCTAATCAGGTTCATACCACCCAACGTCCACCGGTCATAGATCCCGATCGGACCTGCATTCTGTAGCATCACCTCCTCGTGTGCGTAGCCCGCATACACGTTCCAGCCCGTTGCACCCTCCGGCGGACTCACCGCCCTCACCACCACCGCTTCGCCTTCCCCGGTAGTCACAACAGCCGCCTCGCTCGGCGCACCCTCCTGACCTGCCGCATTCAGCCACGCAACCCGCACATAGTATGTTGCCGCTCCTGCCGGCGCCGCCGTCAGGCTTAATTCCGGACGCATCGCTCTCGCCACAGGAGTCTCCACTATGCCGACCCCGGTTTCAACCAAAGCCTCCCAAGCCCACTCTGCCCTGCGCTCCCAGGCCTTCCATTTCGCCAGATACCGGTCATTCAATTGGCTGTTGTATGCGTCCCGATAGCTCAACGCCAGCGCCCGAAAGGTGTGACACTTGCGCAACGCTTCAGTCACCACCACATGACTCAGCCCCAGCTTCCTTGCCCCCTGCTGGACCAGAAATCTCTGCAAGTCAATCCCCAGCTCTTCCTCAGCTAGCGCCAACTTAATCGCCAGATCAATACCTTCCGTCCGCGCCGTTTCCAGCAACGAGGACTCGTATCCCAGTAAGTCCTCTAATGTCGTGATCCCCCCGTCTGTGAACAGCGCCATGACTATCGTCCCCTATCCCTTCACCGGCCGCAGTGCGCTTTTCAGAGCCCGCAGTTCCGCCTCCGACACTACCGTCAACTGTACCCGGCTCGCGGCCGCTTGCTGCTCCGCCAGCCTCTTCGCATCCGCCGCTTGTTCCCGGAACTCCGCCGCTTCCTCGGCCGTGGCCAGACGCGCCCGCCCCTCGACTATCAGCCGCGCCGCTACTTCACGCCGCACCTCGCTTCGGACTCCGCCTCGCCCCCCGTCAGGCGTTTCCCGGCTTACCACAATTGGATACTCTTCCGCGATAGTTGCTTCCACTTCCCGTAACCTTCGGTAAAATGCCCTCAGATCCATGTCTTCTATTTCTCCTGTTTTCTCGAGTCCGTCCTGGTTCGCGGGTTGTGGAACCTCTCCCGCCGTGGGGCTTTCCACAACCCGCCTGTCTCGACTTAGGTGTTTACTTGCACGCCGAAGTTGTTCCGCAGTACCGCCACGCCGTACAGCACGTCAACCGTGAACTGCTGCGCCAGAGTATTCGGCTGGTAACTCATGATGACCCGCATCCCGAAGTTGCCCAGTTCCGCGTACTCCGCTATGGCGCCCGTCCCGGGTAATGGCTGCGGCAGTCTCCTCATAACGAGTCCCAGCGCGCTCCGCGCAAACGCAAGGTTGTGCGTGGTCACCGGCGAGCTGCCCGTCTTGGCCACAAACTGCGACCGGAACACATAAAAGTCCTTGATCTTCCCTACGGTTCCGTCAACCAGCGCTCGCAGGCCCGCCTCGCCGGCCGTCTGGTACTCGCTAAAGCGCGGAATCTGCCGAAGCTGCGAATACGTCGCCGCGTCCACCACCAGGTACTTCGGCTCACTGGCCGGCACCCGGGCTTGGAACAACGCCGTCTCTGCCGCGTCCACCACCGCCTCAGTGATGGGCGTCCCCGGCGTGCCCACCGGCGCGTTCGCGGTGAATTGCGCGTACAGGTTCAGTAGATCGGTCTCGATCTTCTCTGCCAGCGCCGCCATCGCCGGCTGCATGTACAGCTTCAGCAGGTCCGGCACCGCCAGCACCTTCGTCACGTCCGGAACCTGGAACGTCGCCTCAGCATGCGTGTTTAGCACTATCTGCGCGTTTCCCAGGCTCGGATTCTGCGGTTGCACCGTCCCGCCCTCCGCCAGGTTGTTGGCCACCAGCGTCGGCGGTATCGGCACGTTCACCGTGTCCCCGGCTTGCGCCAGGGTCGGCTCAAAGTCGCGATTGACCAGGTTCCCCATCACCAGGTTCCCCATCAACACCGGAAGCGCGTCCACCGCCACCAGCTTGACAATCGCGTTCGCCACGTTCTGCGATGTGATTGCAGGCATCTGCTCTCCTTGGTTTCTATTCCACGGCGGACCAGTCCTTGCGTCCGCCGCCGTTAACCCCTCTGTTACTCACCCCGCCTACCGGCTGCCCAGCATCTGCGAGGCGATCCGGATTATCTCCTCCCGCGCCTTCTCTGCTTCCTCCCGGCTCATGCCCGGTCGGATCTTTTCCAGCTCCACGCTCGGCCCGCCGCCGAATCCGCTGCGTTGGCTCTCCGCAGTGCCCGATCCGCCGGTTATCCTCGCCGGCAGGAACTCCGGATTCTCCTGCACGAAGCGCGACAAATACTCCCGTAGCCCCACCTCGCCCTGCTCGCTCCGCGCCACCAGCCGCCCGTCTTCGGTACGGTAAATGTCGTCCTTTACCGCTCGAAATGCCAGGTCAACCTTCGCTACGCCCAGCCTTTGCAGCTCCGCGCGGACCGTAGCGCTCCTCTCCGCTTGTTCCCTCAACTCTCGCTGCCGCCGGTTTTCCTCCACCAGCTCGTTAAGCCGCCGCTCCAAGGCTTCCCGCTTCTTACGCTCTTCCAGCAGCTCCGCCTTGTAAGCAGGCTCCGCCTTCCTCTGCTCCCGGCTCAGAAACTCCTCGATCACCTCCCGGATGATCGCTTTCCTGTCTTCGGATTCCCTCACTTCGCTCACTTGTCTGATACTTTCTTCCTTCACCGCTTGCTTTCTCCCTTCTCTCTTTAAGAACCCTTTACTTCCCCAGTTCCAACCTCAGCCTCGATTTCCGCTGCTATCTGTTCCTTCACATCCTGCCGCACGTCGCACAGGTACTTGAACGCCAGCTTCTTCAATATTTGCTTGCGCAGCGTCCTCGACTTGATGCCCAAATTCAGTAAACGCTCCGCTTCTTCCAGTTCCGCTGTAAAATCCCCTATGTCAAACTCGTCCAGGCCCGACACTCCGACCTCCACCTCGTCCTGTCTCGCCCGGACGATCGCTCGCAGCACACGTTTCAGTACATCCTTCACCGCGTCCCCGTACGCTCTTAACACTTCTTGGGTAATGTTGAAGTCCCGCTGTTTGCTTAGTCCTGACTGCGGCACATTACCTGCTAATCCGCCTCCCGCTTGCGTCATCAGGTAGCACACGCGGTAGATCTCATCCTTCAGCCGGATCAGATTGTCCATTGCGATCTGGTACACCTTGCCTTCCGGCTCCGTCCACCCAAAGCGATCCTCCGGACCCAACTGGATGTAATATGACTCCCCTACTATTTGCCTGAAGTCCCTTTCCGAATACACTACCGGCATGGCGAACAGCCCCATGGTCAGCGCCCACGACAACGCGTTCGACTTGTTGAAATGCTCAAGCTGGAGCAGCGCCGCCTTATTCATCAGCCACAAGCCTTCGGTCAGCCTCAGTTCGAACAGCGGCGTCTCCCCTAGCGCCGCTAAGCCGTGACGCCCCCTTGCCACCAACTCCCTTCGCCCGGACCCCTCCTTGCCGTCCTCCGCCCTCTGGATCTCGTAATTTTCCTTGTCGTAGTAAACCCACCGCGTCTCTTTTACCCACTCGCCCTTGCCTGGCTCCTTCTGCCTCAATCCGCTGGTCCTCAGCACCACCCACTCGTACTTGCCCTCATCGTCATAGCTCCAATTGATCAGCTCCTCGGCCCCGTACCTCACCAGGTATGCCCGTGACAGACCGCGTGCCTCTTCCTCCGCCCGGTTCACTGCCGGCCTCTCTGCCCGCGGAAAGTCCACCACCACCAGCCCCTTCCCTGCAATCAGCGCGTCCACAAGCAGCCGCCGCAAAAAGTCGCTTAGACACGTCCCCTTCCGATCGCAATCCTCCGCAAATTCGCTGAAAAACTTTCGCGCCGCGCTGTCTTCACCCTCCAAGTGCAAAATCGGCTCCCGCCGGAACAGCGTGGCCGCGTACCAGTCAATGATTGAACCTATGTAGTTCTCGTAGAACACGCGCGCCAGCCGCTCTTGATACACGCTCAGCGGCTCCTTCTGGCGCGGCGTCAAATACAGCCCCGCCCGCTGCTTCAGTTGCTCGCCCCCGACATACAGGTCCCGGTAAACCTGCCACATGCCTTTCTGTGCTGCATATTCCGGATGCTCTCGGTCCAGATCTCTCATTTCAGCTCGTCCTCGTCGCCCCTAAAGTAGCCTCTCCCCTCTCTCCCCCACCCCGCTGCCTGGCCGGCATTCCTGCCAGAGCAGGTATCCCAACGCGTCAGACAGGTGCGTGCGGCGGGGATCTCTTTCCTTGTCAATCACCGTGCTGGCAGCCTTATAACTGACCTCCTCCAAATCGCGAATTAGCTCCCTGCACTTGCGGTCTATGTAGAGATGGATTTCGCCTCCCGCACTCTTCAACTTCGCATTCACGAGCGTCACGCGTTCTCGCACTGGCGGATTGGTCCGCGGAATTCGGTAACTTACCCGTCTGTGTCCCGCCCGTCGAAAGTACTCCGAGATCACCTGGTAATCACTACGCCCGGTCGTTTTTTGATATCCGCCCGAGGCGTCTCCGTAAACCACTATCCCGGCCTCGTGCTGCCCGAACCGGCTGTAAAACTCTTCGCAGGCTTCCTCGGTGGTCGCCCTGCTTAGTACGATCTCGTCCACCACGTACAGCTCTTCCCCGGCCTTCTGCGCCACCAGTGAGCACATCGGGTCTACGTTGAAGTCCAGCGCCCACAGCAGCGGCAAATCTTTCCGCACCTCCAGATCTCTTACGTGTTCCGTCCTTCGAAACGCGTGGTAGACCAGCCCCCCGTCAATTGCTACGTACTGCCCCAGCACCTCCTGCTGGTAAAACTTCGGATCGTAACTTCGTTTCAACCTTTCGTAGAAATCCGGAACTTGCGCCAGCAGGTGCCGGTTTTCAAATGGCTTTGCCAGTACGACCTCGTAACCCTCCACCGGCTCCAGAATGAACCGCCGGTAGACCCAGTCGTAGCCTTTCGGCGTCCATACCGCGAAGCCGCACAGCCTCTTCGCCTGCGGGTCTCGCAACCTCCCTTCGAGAACCACCCAGGCTTCTTCCTGCGTATAAGTCAGCTCGTCTAACCCGAACCACGCCAGATTCGTACCCCTCAGCCGGTCGAACTCTTCCACCGGCCTGAACAGCACGCGCGACCCCGTATCCTTCAGCGTCAGGATGTTTTCCGCCTTGTTGAATTCGTGCGGAATCCGGTTCCTGCTGAGGATCTCCAGCAGTGTGCTTTGGGTTGCATCCCTCAGCATCGGATAGGTGGGCGCTCCCAGTAACCCCATTCGGCCTGGGTTCATGTAACTCAGCTTGATTGCCTCCTGGCACAGCGCTTGGCTCTTTCCCGAGCCGATCGGTCCCGAAAATCCCTTGAAGCGCGCCGTCGAGCGATGGAATCGGGCCTGGGAAGGAAGCGGTACATACGCTATCTCTCGAAAACGTTCCTCTCCTCCGGCTCGACCCATGTCACCTTGATCTCCCTCGGCTGCTCCTCTTCCAGCTCCTTTTCCAGTTGCACCAACCTGATCAGGTCGCCCACCGTAGCCTTCAATTCGTCCTTCTGAATCCGCTTCTCAATGTTCTGGATCACCTGCTCGACCAACGCCGCCTTGTCCACCTTTCTCCGCGCACTTCTTCCTGACCTTCGGTCTCCTCCACTCGCCCTCATGCTCAAGTTCTTCATCCGGTAGCCCTCGCAGAGTTCAATAGGTAGCCCTGAGGTGCCGGGCAATGCGCCCTCTGCTGACCCTCTGGACCACCGTAAGCCGGTCAGCTCCGGCAATCTTTCACATCCTGGTCTGAACCTAACACCCCCCACTTCCTTCAATCGTCCCTTACCCGCCTAACCAACTGAAAACGCAAGCCATCCGCCTGCAACCGGCATGTGAATCAGCGCATTTTGCCCATCCCCGGCCCTCTGATCAGCAGGTGGCAATCACTCCGCGGCCCGCCAGGCGCCTCCAGGCCGCCATCAGCCGCGCCTGCAAGGCACACTCCGACCAGGCTTCAATTGTTGGATTGTTCCGGCTTATACCCTCGGCTTGCTTAGCAGCCCGAACCCGCGAGTCTCACGCACCCCAAGCGGACACACACGCCCGCTCCCCTCTGCTCTGCCTCTCGCTCTTGCTAGAATTGCCGCCCCTCAGAATTCCTCTTCGGGCTTCTTCCTCTTCTTCCGACGCAGTATGATTATCGCCACTATGACCAGGGCCAGAACCCCGGAAACTACCTTCACCCAAGTGTCGTCCACCGGCTGTTGCGCCTCTGTTTCCTGAAGCAGCAGCCCCAATGCCGGCAACATCCCTTTCACGCTCGCCATTGAAGTCTCCAACACGAAACCTCCGCCGCCGCCTTGACTGCCTGGCGGCTTGCCTGGCCAAAACTGCCTGACCCCTTATAATAACCGCTGGCGCCCACCAATAGTTCCGCCTCCCGCTCGGCTCTGAGACCAACGCCCCTCACGCCTCCGCCTGATCCCATCGAGTAGCATGGTTTCCATGAGCGTTCTGGAGCGCATCTATCGCATTGAACGCCTCCTCAAGAACAACCGCGCCGTGCCCATGCGCCGGTTCCTGGAGGAACTGGAGGTCTCCCGCGCCACCCTCAAACGCGACTTGGCCTACCTGCGCGACCGCCTGA